GTTGTATTTGTGCTAGTTGTTGTCCAACTAAACCTAATCTTGTAAAGTCTTCAAACTCTGCTTCTCTATTTGCAATTTGTGTTGCATCTAATTTAGCTTGTTCAAATCCTTGTTGCGCTTGACCTAACGCTTGTTGATATTGACCTAAACCTTGTTGTGCTTGTAAGTCTGCTGATCTTGCCTGTTGTGCTTGACCAAAACCTTGGTTCAATAATTGAGCTTGTAGTTGTGCTCTGTTCATGCCTTGATTTTTTAAAGTTTCTGCTGCCATAACACCTTCTCTACCACCACCATAAGCGCCACTAGCAATAGCTTGATCTCTCATACCTGTATTTTGTATTGCAGCGTTTCTATCAAACTCTGATAACGATGCGTCTATAACTTGTTGTTGGTAAGGTGACATGTAAGAAGCAATAGAACCAGCCCCGGTCCCCGCTCCTGTACCCGTTAAACTCCCTAAACCGGCCGCGGCCGTAGCTGCTTGAGTTTGTAATGCATCCTGTGCTGCAACTTGTGGTGCATAACTTGCTGTGTTAATTGTTTGTCCAACAAGTGGATCTACTTTTTTAAGAAAATTAGTAAGTGATGCTTCTAAAGTTGGGTTAACAAGTTGTCTTGTTTCTTGAACTTCATAAGAAGGAATCTGTGTAGCTTCAACTATTCTACCCGACCCACCAAGATTTTTTAAAATTTTTGCTTCATCTTTATTTATATATGCAAGAAATTCACCTTTAGGTGCATGCTGTTCTAATAATTGTTTTGCTTTTAATAGTTCTTGTTTAGTAGCCATTATACTCTTGCCTCTAGATTGTTCATTAATTCATACATTTTCTTTGCGCCTTTATTTACACTTCCACCGCCTGCTGCTCTTACTGCATCGGCAGTCATAACAAATTCATTTTTACTTACTCTTGCCGGGACGTCGTCAGCTCTCTCTTTTGATCCCATAGGAATAAATCCTCCGCCTCTGTAATCCATTTCTATACCATTTGGCAACACACTTCCACCCATATTATATCCATTCATGATGCCACCGTAGGCTGCTTTTTGTATACGTTGGGGCTTGACTATCATAGCAATTAATTCATCAATTGTTTCATTCCCTCTTAATTTTTTACCAATAAATAATTCAGCAGCTTCATAATCAATTCCACCACCCGGTTTTTTAATTCTACTAATTAGTTCCGCAGCTTGTAAGCCCGCAGGCATTTCAGCTAGATCTTTGTACATACCATAGCCACCAGGACCACCCATATCTCTAGATCTTATAGCAGGTTCAATAACTGTATCATCGACAGTTTCCATAAATTTTGCTGTAATAGGACCATCTCTAAATACTTCTTTTTGTTTAGAAATATCTACAACTTCATCACCCATACCCATTAAAGATTTTATACCTCTACCAAAACCACCAGATACAAAAGGTTTTCTACCCATCATGCCACCATTAGCTGCAAATTCTTCTGTCATCTCTTCTGTCATAGAAGATATTTGACTTCCCGTACCATATTTTTGTCTGTAGAAATCCATCAACTCATCATAGTCATTTGGTTTTCTTTTTTTAAGTTCTATAAATTCTTGCACTAAATCTTCAATAGGCATTTCCATACCTTGTGCTGTTTCTAAATTTGATGTTAATTGTTTATCTTTAACATTTTGTACAGCTGCAGGTATACCACCAAAAGCAAAACCTATTCTACCACCCATATTATATGCTACTCTCCCACCATCTCTTAAACCAAGTTCTTCAAGTGTGTCATCAATAACTTGTTGTGAGTGGTTGCCTGTCATCGCATCAATGATAGCTTGTCTTCGACCGGCATTTGTAGCTTCTTCTCCTTCAGCTAGATTTCTTTCATAGTCTGCTAATGCTATTTCATAATCTCTCATAGCGTTTACTCCTTCTTGATACATAAGATCTCCTGTGCCTTGTGCAAAAGGTATTGATGCTGCTTTTAATCCAGCCATACTAAATGGATCTGCAGCACCCGCTGCGTTTATAGCAGATAACTTATCTGCACCTTGACCTAAAAAGTTTAAAGCTTTATCTCCTATTCCTCCTGAATTAGAAAGACCTCTTAAATATTCTCCTGCGCTTTGAGTTCCTCCTGTGGTTCCATATTGCCCTGCAGGACCTACTCCTTGGCCAGGAGTTCCCGGTGCACTTAAAGCTCCAATACCTGAAGCCATTAATGTAGATAAATAATTAAGATCTCCTTCATTACCTTCTTGTGCTAATTGTGCGGCAGCATTAGCTCCGCCAGATAATAAAGCTCTACCCATCATTGATCCCATGAAACCACTAGTAGGTGCTAGCATAGGTACAAACGCTGCGGCGTATGGTAGTAAAGGTTTTATCTCATTGGGTATTATTTTATCAAAAACTTTTGAAATAGGTTTAGTTATTTTTTTAACAACTTTTGACATTAAAATCCTTTTTTACTTGTTCTGTAAAATTTAAAATTATTATCTGATCTCATCCAATTAACTTTTTTAAAATTATGTCTTAACCAATGTGTAATTTTAGAACCATTGATTTTAGAAATTACATCTATTACCCATGGATTGTCTCCACTTTTCCAAGCGTCATTAGAAAAATCTCCTGTTTTTTTAAACTCTTTTTCAGAGTCATTATCTAAATAAGCCCAGTTTGCAAACGATACCACTTTGTTGTTCTCCTTAATTATTTTATATTGATTCAATTTAAAAGAAGGAAGTATGTGATAATATAAATCTTCTCGAGTATACTCTTTATATCTATCAAAACTTTTGTACAAGGATATGATTTGTTGCATATCTTGTAGTTGGCTCTTATTAAATATGAATTCCATAGCAAGGTGGCTACTCTTGTTTATAAGCCAATAGTCCTAATTTACTAGGTTTTTAACCACTAGTCAATCTAGAATATATTAGTTGTAGCACCTAAAGGTATACTTTCTACAGTAACTTTTACATCTCTTCGTATATGTTCTGTTTTAGTATTAGTGTTTGGGTTTTCTACATCAGCTAATGCTTCAGCGTCAGAGTTATACTCAACTCCTGTTTCTGTATTAGTTAATGTTACTTCACATTCAGGTGTAATTATTGCTACTTTTTTACCGTCAATTGTTTCATATCTAACCGACGCTTCTGTTTCTATAAATGACATTATCTGTCCTCCCTATTAATTTCTAATATAGATGATATTACAAATAGTTCATTAGCATCTCCTGCTTGAACTTTCAAGACTTCACTTTCCTGCAAGATTAAAGGTTCATCTAATATCTGAACTGTTGCTAATGCAGCAATAGGTTTTGTTTTAGCAATATTAAATATTGCTCCTGCAGCATTTACTAAACTAATAGTAATGTTAGTTCCACTGTTAGCGTCTTCTGTTACTAAAATAGATTTTACAATTGCTCTAGAATTAGAAGGTACTGAATATAAAACTGTTAGATCAGTTGTAGTTAAATCTACTTTTGCATTTTTATAAATATTTGCCATTAACCTAATCCATACCAAGTGTATCGTTCTTGGTCTTCTTTTAATTGTGTTAAATACGTAGAGTTTAATTGTTCTATAACTGTAGCTATAGCTCTATTAATTTGTCTTTGATTATCTTCTGTATATTCTTCTTTTGGTTCGGGTAATCTTACTACTATTTTTGTCATTATCTTCTACCATCTGGTTGAATATCTACTTGAAAAGTTCCAAATCTCCAAGACTCACCAGCTTCTGTATTTTCTAATTTTAAATTTGCATATCTTCCTCTAGCACGTGTGTCTACATGTGTTGTAGAAGAGTTAACTGTAAAAGGACTATAGGTAGATGCTACTTCATCTGTAGCTGGGTAATTAGTTACTCCAACAGTAACATCATTATTACCTGTTAATACCTTAAAGTTAGGTAAAAATCTTCTCATAGCTAAAAATACTTCACTCTGATCTGGTTGTAAAGAAAAACTAAATGATTGTATAAAAGAAGTTAAAGTAGTCGTAGTTCCATCAGGATTAATTTGATCGTTTCCTACCTCATGTTCAAAAAATACACTTTGACCTAATCCCGATTCACCTACTACTGTAGGAAATGTACCAGTCTGATTACTATTAAAAGCTGTAGCATATGGTTTTGGATAAATTAAAGAATCAATCCAAGCTGTTCTTATAGAATTTTCATTAACACTTGTATACCAATTACCCATAGGAACTTTTTGTGATTCTCCATAGTTATATGTAACCGATCTATTATTAAAATCTGCACCTTGAGTTGGATACCACCAAGTAACTTCTGTAAATAAATTATTAATACCTGCATTAATTTGTTGACCTTTAGTAGTTGCACAATCATCATAAACATAATCTTCTACACTACATGGTAATGAGTTTACAGTACCATCAAATGCAAAAAAACCATTATTAGACATCCAATAAGCAACACCATCAATTTCAATAGCTGCATTCATACCTATTAATCCACAGTTAGTACCAACTTGTTCGAAGCCAAATGTAAAAGGAGCTCCAACAAATTTCATGGTATATAATGCATTATCCGTCCACACTAAAATATTTTCTTTCGCGGTCAGCGCTCCCATAATCTTTGTGCCATCTTGCAATCTTTGTGATCCAGCTGAATTAGTTGCTTCAATATCATATTCGTTAATTGATTCTGCATCAGAGAAACGAATAAACATGTCATCTTGAGATGAAGATGTTCCAATTGTTGTTTCTGTTCCAAAATGAATTAAATGTCTTGTTGTGGGTGATATTAAAGTTTGTCTTGTTGCAGTTGGGTTTCCAACACCTGTTGCAATAGCTGTTTCAAATCCTGATGTTGTTGTGGATGCTCTTGTTGTTGCACCTAAAGTTGTAGATAAAGTAGCTGTAGCAGAATTAAAAGTAAAAGTTTTTCCGTTAAAAACAGTTGCAACTAATACTTGACCAAAATTATTTAAAGACCATATCCCAGGTTCTAATGTAACCGTAGATGCTTCTACTGCATCACCCCAACCTGTATAATCTGTAGCATTAGTAACTACTGCAGAATTATTATGTGTTGCAGGTGTGGTACCTAAAGCACCTCGGCTAGCTCCTGTAAAAGTATTTGTGCCTTTACCTGTATAGGTAATTAATTCTGTGCCGATTGCTAACGTACCTACTGTTGGAAAACCTGTATTAGAGGTAACTGGAATTATATTTACACTATCATTTATTCCAGAAGATAAAGTATTAGTTAGTGCACCAGCAACGGGTCCACCCCATTGACCAATACCAAAACCATAACCATAAGATTGTGCAGCAGGACCTATTCTTTCGTAAGGTTGTACTGTCATTGAACCACCTGTTGATATTACTGCAGTTGCTTGGTTTGAAGAGTTAATTGTAAATGTTGTAGGACTTGGAACTGATAATACTTGAAATAGTTGATCTTCAAATTGTGTAGCATTTAATCCAGTTCCACTAGGTAATGTTACAGAATCTAATTGAACTATATCTCCTTCTAATAAATCATGATTTGACGTAGTTGTAATAGTACAAAGTTTTGTAGTGGTACTATTAGTTGCTAATGTAGAAGATGTAAAAGTAGTTTGAACACCAGCATTATTACTTCTGTAAGGTGTTATATCAAAAAGTTGTCCTTCAAAATATATAAGTAAAAATTTGTCAGTTCCTATTGCTGTGTATCTGTTTCCTTCTAAATCTACAAAAGAATGTAATTTTCTAGCTACACCTACTATACTTTGATTAAGTAAAGATTGCCAACCACCAATTTTTTCAGGAAGGCCATATCTAAATCTAACATTATCTGAATCTACCCAACGACCAGCAGCACCAACACTGGTGTCTTGCTTGTCAATTCCTGGAGCAAATTTAATTTCAGTAAGCATTTATTACCTCTACGCTGTATTGGTTTTATATGCCCAACCTCTTGTTGAATCTATATAGACTAAAGTTATTGCTTGACCATTAGTAGATAGAGCAAGGTTATTAGTACCAGAGTTAATAGGTTGACTGTTTCTTTCAACAGTAACATTGTTAGACGCAAAAGTTCCCCTTGCATCTATAATTACTACTTCATCACCTATTGTAGGAGATGCAGGTAAAGTAATTGTAACGGTTGTTTGAGTTGTATCTACTAAAAGTTGGTCTCCTGCAACTGCTGTGTATGCAGTAATTGTTGAAGATGTAATTGTAAAATATGATTGTTCTGTTATTGCTTTAGAAGTATCAGTTCCATCGGATTTAAGAAGCATAACTGCTCCTACAGGTACTGCAACAGGAGTTGATGAACTTGCAGTTTTTACACTTAAAGTATATTTGTTTGCTGTAGTTCTATCCGTTGCGTCTTCAATAATAAAAACTCTTTCAGAACCACTAGGCATAATTAAAGTTTGATTACGTGCTAGTGTACCTGTTAATTTAAAGTATAAATTTTTACCATCTGATACCGCACCATCTGTTAAGGCTACAGTAATGTCTGAACTGCCTGTCATGGCTAAAGATAAATAACCAGAAGCTGCTTGTTGTAAAATTTGTAAATTAGTATTAGTAATTGATCCCCATAAGCCAGCTTTTTCACCAGTTGTAATTAATTCTAATTTTAAATCGTTTGAATAAGTTGATGCCATATTAGTAAGGTTCTATCTCCGTCCATGTCATGTTTACACCAGGAACAATATCATTCCAAGTAATAATACCAGGTTCCCCTGTGTTTGCCGTTAACTGCGATCCTGTTGGACTTACAAGTGCTGTTCCTGTTACTGTAACACTTCCTGTT